AATGATTTGACCCGCTTACGCGCCCATATTGCGCTCGCTCCCATTCAGCAAACCGCTGCTTACAAATCTCAGTTGGCAGAGCGAATGATGATGATCACCGCGCAGTTGCCGCCAGAGGTACAAATCACCGTGATTGATTTAGTGCTTGAGCTTACCGATGTGCCGAATAAGCAAGAGTTTATGGAGCGTGTCCGAGCGGCGCTGAATATTGAAAAAGAGCCGGAGGACATGACTGAGGAAGAGCAGGCCGAGTTAGCCGCGCAAAAGCAGCAGGAGCAACAGCTTCAGCAAAAGCAGCTTGAGTTGCAGATGCGTGAAATGGAGGCCAAGGTCCTCAAACTGGAAAGCGAAGCAAAGAACATCATGGCCAAGGCGCAGCGCGAAGAAGGTTTAACCGATAGCCAGCGCTACGACAATGCCAAAACCCAAGCCGAAACCAAGCGGATTTTGCAAGAAATCGAAAACCTCAATCTCGAAATGAGTCAAATGCAAAGCCAGATGCTGCAAACCGTGGAGGCCATGATTGAACAGATGTAGCAGGTTAGATTTGAAAGTGTATTGATTACAGACATTTGGACAAACGCCTCTCAAATGCTCGCTGAGAGGATAGGAAATTTGTAACTTAGTATCGTTTTTAAATTGCTTTTTCGCGATTTCAATATAAAAATAATACTGTATATAAATACAGTAAAGTTATATGAAAGTCATACCTATTTACGCAAGTGCGGGCATCACAGGTTTTGAAAGTCCTGCAACTGAATACAAACAACTCTCCATTGATCTTGATGGTTTACTTATCCAGCATCCGAGTGCCACTTTTATTGGTAAAGCGAGTGGCGATTCTATGCAAGGAGTGGGGATATTTGATGGCGATTTGCTGATTGTTGATCGTCATCTTGAAGCGATGAATCACGATGTGATTGTTGCGAATTTTAATGGAGAGTTTGTATGTAAGATCCTCGATATTCGTCGTCGATTATTGCTCTCTGCAAATGAAAAAATGCAGCCTGTCGCTATCCACGATTTTGATACCTTCTCTTTAGAAGGCGTTGTGGTTAGCTCCATTCGTTTCCATCGAAGTAATCAGATATTGAGTGATCAGTGATGTTTGCTTTAGTTGATGCTAACTCGTTTTACTGTAGTGCTGAACAAGTCTTTCGTCCGGATTGGCGAGGAAAGCCCATCATAGTGTTATCAAACAACGATGGTTGCGTTGTGGCCGCGAACCGCCAAGCAAAGGAAGCGGGTGTTGAGAAGTTTAAACCCTACTTTCAGGTTAAAGCGCTTTGTGAGCAAAAAGGCGTTATTGCACTTTCATCAAACTATGAGTTGTATGCCGACTTATCGTCAAAGATGATGCAGGTGATCGGGAGATTCGCGCCCGAGCAACACATATACAGTATCGATGAGTCTTTCCTTTCATTTGAGCATAGCTTTCCTGCCATTCGTTCTCTCAAAGAGCATGGTATGAAATTACGACGAGCCGTCTGGCGTGAGTGCCGTCTTCCTGTAAGTGTTGGCTTTGGGAGTACATTAACACTCGCGAAAGTGGCTAACCATGCCGCAAAAAAATTGGATGCTTATCAGGGTGTTTGTGTACTTGATAATGAAAAAGAGCGTCAAATAGTGTTATCTCAATTACGAGCAGTTGATGTGTGGGGCATCGGTCGTAAACTTGGACAGCACCTACAGCTAATGGGCATTAAAACCGCTTTACAACTGGCTAATTATCCTCCCGCTCTCATTAGGAAAGAGTTTAACGTTGAGGTTGAATGTACCGTTCGTGAGTTGAATGGACAAAAATGCAAAGGATGGGATGTAGCTCGAGCCGATAAGAAACAAATTTTTTCTACGCGTAGTGCAGGGCAGCGAATCACAGATATTGAGTCGTTGAAGCAAGCCTTGTGTAAACATGCAAATATTGCCTCTTATAAGGCCCGTCAACAAAAATCACTCTGCCGAGTCATGCTCTGTTTTGCAAATAGCTCTCCGTTTGACGAATATTCGGTTGTACGTAGAGCGATTCATAGATTTGCTTATCCGACATCTGATGTGACGCAATTGACCCAGATTGCCTCTTTATTGGCTGAGCAATTGTTTCAGGAGGATATTCGGTTTTATAAGATTGGCGTGGGTTTGCTTGACCTTGTTGATGGACAACATGAACAAGCAGATTTATTCAATCCTAATCCGAACAACCCTGCGTTGATGAATGTTTACGATACTCTAAATGGTCGGTATGGGAGTGATACCATTTTTTTGGCGGCACAGGGTATTACTCAGAAATGGGCAATGCGGCGTGATATGTTGACCCCGCAGTACACAACGCGTTGGCAAGATATCCCCAAGATAAGATGTTGAATTAGTAAGGTATTTATATTCGGTAGCTGAGGGTTTTTAAGTAAAAGTCTTGAGCATAACCTGCTGTTCATCTAAGACAAAAAATTGGTATTTGAAGTGCTAAAGACTTTACTTCACGATTCAGTACACAAAGTAAACCATTTAATTTTTTTTGATCAAGATGAGTTTTAGGAACATTTAGCCTAGAGAATTTATTGAGTGCATTGTCCATTGTGTAAAAGTGTGAATTTTAATAATTCGAGCATTGTAGTCTCTTAAAACTTAACCGCCTACTAGTAACTGCTGCACTCAATACATAGCCTAGATGCTTATTGGAATTCATTTCCTTCCGGAAAAATCCAACTCTTAGAATACTGAGTCTATGTAATATGTTGTATCAATAATATTTATTTCGCTTCCAATCGAATACTCATCTCATTATTAACTCGACAGATAAAATATAAAATTACCATTAGAGAGGCAATTAAATTACCAAGCGCCATGAAAAAAATTACATTTACTACAGCGTTTTCAAAAATTGAGAAAATGAATGAGCTTGGAATCCCTATAAAAACCATTGAAAGACGAAATAAAGGTGGAAGCTGAGAGAAGCCTTGAACTCTTAACCAAGATATGAAAATTAATGCAATTCCATCTATGGATATGACGGCGACAGAAAATTTTATAGCATCGACTAAATCTTCTGTGACATTTTGGGTATAAATATTTGCAATTATGCTTGATGATAAAACAAGGAATGATGCAGTTAGTACAACATATCCAACAGATACTAAAATTACTGAAAAAAATGTTTTAAATAATTTATCCATGTTTGATAGGGAAATTGTTAGAGAAATAGCTAGTCCAACATATATAACTGAGAAAGTATTCATAAAATTTAGTGAGAAACCAAGAAAAGCAGTTTCTTCTGGGCTGTGATTTTTTGTGAAAATTAGGACTAGTAGTGATATTCCACCCGTGAAAAAGATACTAGTCAACGCTTCAGTTCTTCCAAATGAGAAAAGATGTATAACACTATTTACATTTAATTTTGGTGGGATAAGTAAGTCTTTTCTGATAAGAATGAAAAATGCCGGAAATATGATTAAAATACGAACTAAAAGTGTGGATGTTGATACGGCAATTGCTGGGTCTTCTATAATAGACATTGCTGAATAATTAAATAGTATATTTATAAGTGCACTAAAAGTGGTTATGCCTAATACTTTTTTTTCAAGACCAATTGACTCTAAAATGTTAGAAAGGCCTATGTAGATAGCCAATGGTAATATGCTTGCTGAAAGAATGTAATAACATTTCATCGCACTAGAAGAAATGTCAATGAATAATCCAACAAATAGACTAATAAAAAGAAGTATTACACCAACTAATATCGAGTATCCAAATATTTCTTGTGAAACGGCTCGTTTTGAGTCTTGGCTTTTCCCTAATAAAATATTTACACCGATACTGAGCATCACTGAGAGTATTACGAATACTTGAGATATTTGTGAGGCTAGAGTGTAATCTTGAACAGATGAGAGGTTACCGTGACCAAGCATTATCATATCAATCATTGCGAGAGATAGCGCGACAAATCTAGTCGAGGAAATTATAAATGCACGTTTTATAAATATTGAAATCATATGATTATCCCAGGTTTTGATGGTAGGTGAGAATCATTTTCTAACTCCCAATACATAAAAAGCAAATGAGTTTCTTCTCTTGAAATAATAGTATTTAGATGACTTGTCTCGAAATAAAAAACCTCACGGAACTCTTCGGCACTTTGGGATTTTTTACTACCAAAAGCATAATTTTTCAACAAAGAACAAAATATAATCAGTGTGTTCTTTGAAGACTTATTACTATAAGTCCATTGTGAACATGCTAAAAATATAAGTTCCATTAGAATATCGTGATTAATATGTTTTTCATTTGAGTTTAAGTATTCAAAAAATGAAATTGCTAATCGCCAATCAGTTTCTTTTGAATTTACATAGCACCAGCTTATAAAATCCTCATAAAATGAAAATGGCTTTGATTTTATAATTTCTGATAAAATAGGGCAACCACTCATAATTAAACTTAATGATGATTCAACTATAAGAGATGAATATAATTGTTCTTTAATATTTAGGTTGACATTAGCTACTGGATTGACAACAGATTCTAAAAAATCATTTGTCATTTAATATTTTCCTTATGTTGTCTATATCAGTTATCCATTCATTTTTGTTAAAATTATCATCTCTTTCAATTGAAATAGTGCTTGGCGAACAGTGATCAATTATATCATTAAAGTAGCTAAGTGCACTTTCGTCTATACACTGACTGTGTGTATCAACTAAAAACTGGTTTTTAGGCCCGTATTCAAACCCAGCAATATGAAAATTACTACAGTCATAAAGTATACCATACCAGTCTTCCTTTTTCTGGCCAGTATTTATTTCAGAAATAACTGCATTTGATATATCAAATAGGATTCCACAATTTGTTTTTGACAAGATTTCATCAAAGAAGTCTGCTTGTGTTCTTCTCTGTGCTAATATTGATGGATAATTTTCTAATAATAATTTTTTATCTAGCATTTTAGACCAGTCTTCTAGTTTTTTTGTTACTAGATCTAGATCCTCAGAATAGTCAATCTCAAGCATTTGAGGTAGGGCTGTATTTTTGTAATAAAACCTACCAATGTGGTCAGAAATGTAAATTGGATTTAGTTCATCAATTAACTTGTTGATTCTTATTGACATTTCTTTGAGTTCAACTTTGTCGCGATGTAAAAATTGTGAATTCATAATATGAAATGCACAATCTCTACCATTCAAAAAGTGCTTTATTGAATCGATGTCAGTTGTTAGAAAATTATCAATTAGTAATTCCAAAAAATCAACATTTCTTAATGATAAAACTTCTTTTAAAACAGGGATCTCTCTTTGCCCAGACCAGTTTACGCCTAATTTCATATTTGTTTTAATTCAATAAATTCTATAAAAGACTGAACGAAGTGGACGGAATTTTTTGCTAATAACGAGTCCATATCATCAGATGAAAGTGATATTCTTTTTTCTATGTTAACGATATGTTCTATCCAGGAGTTTAATATATCCTCAATGGATGAATTAAAATGTTCTGAAATTTCTTCTAGGTTTTCAATTTCTTCAGTAAGAAGCTTTCTTAGATATCCTAGAGCATACTTATTAGCTTGACTATTTTTTACACCTTCCGAGAATGACATATTTAATATATTGTTGAGTATGTCAAAGTCAGCATTATAAATTTCTTTTTCATCTGCCCAGTTATTATCACTATGTTCGATGTTGAAAATAATTGATTTTTTGACTAAATTTGATTTTATCAATTGTTCTAACATCTCCCATACTAAGCTGCTGACTTTTACACTATGTCCGTCATGTAAGGCCCCATCATTACCAATTATTATACCTGAGAGATGTACTTCGATTACCTTTGACCAATCAATGAAACCAATAACAAGATATGGAGAGATGTTATTGTTTTTGCAGTCAATAATGAGATGGGATAAATCTATTATTGATTTAGCATTTGATTTTTTAATTATTTTATCAAAGCTGATCCAATTTTCAATTACCTCCTCAGCAGATGAAGAGTAAAAGTTGGCATTTTCAAGCCAAACAGGTTTATTCGTTTTACAAGTTACATTTTTTATAAATTCAATGGCATTACATTCGCTTTCCAAAGTTTTGCTGTAGTGGGATGAAAAGCCATATTTACCAATGTTATCATTACGATGCCCGCACAAATGAAAACCTATGCTGATTATTCTGTCATCATTTTTTATTTCGCTAAGTTTTTCACTTATGAAAATATTTTGATTTTCAATTGGTTCAGTGATGGGTGACCTTGAGATATGAAGTGATAGTTGAATATCTCGGAGGTGTTCAGGTGTATTTTTATTAAAAAACAAATCATTATATGCTTTAAATCCAAGCTCTATAATTTTTATATTTTTATTCGGTAGCAATCTCCCTGTTGAAAAATGGTGGTTATAACTACAAGCTAATTTCATTTTTCTACCTCAATGGCCCTTTATAAATAAAGGGCCATACACGAATATTACTTATTGTAGCTACCGCAAGTTTGTTCTTTGTCTTTTACTTTAACTACAACTTTTTTTACATTTTTCATTTTTATTTCCTCTAAATTAATTAGCCTTCCTTTTAAGGCGGTTGAATGATAAATGTTAAAATTAAATACCGTCAATTATATTTGTTAACTTTTTTTTACCTATGTATTATATGGTGATCTAGGTATCGTTTATTATTTGTTTAATTTTATCATTCTGTCATTTTGGCATTGCTTTAATCTAATTTAACTTAATCTAAATTATATGAGTCTTAATTAGATTGTTATATATCAGGCTGGCTTTGTTGCGTAATAGTGAATCCACGAAGAATTGGAGCCAAACTCCAGAACAAAACTCTTCGGTGATACTAGTTATCTACCAAGCAATAAGGCTTTAATAAGCTTGTTATCGCTTGAGGAATAACAGATGAAGTGGATTCACTATTACGCAACAAAGCCCATCAGGCTTGCTACTTTACTTTTTTAAAGTCTTCTAAATATCCATCTAAAGCAGTTGAACTAACAACCAACTTGCGGTAGATTTTCCAACAATACCAAAGCTGCCTCCGGGCGGCTTTTTTTGTTTCTGGACCCTGCCATTGGCGGGGTTTTTTATTGGCTGTCGGGAGTTGAGATGCCATTGAAAGAGCCGGAGAGCTGGACCCAACTCCAATCCATAGGCCTTGCGCTGATGGCGATTTGGGGAGGGCTGGTGACTTATATCATCGATATTCGCAAAAAAAATCGTCCCTTTCGTTGGGTTGAAGCGCTGATGCAAATCATCGTCTCTGGATTTGCGGGCGCATTGTGTGCTTTGGCCGCGATGTACTTTGAATGGCCGCAAGAATTGGCGGGGTTTGCTTGTGGTATCAGTGGTTACGCTGGCTCGCGGATCCTTGCCATTTTTGAGCGCAAATTTATTAGCTCTATCTCAAATCAGCCTTAAACGCCGAATGCTTTGTAATGCCCTCACATGCTTGGTTGGATGTGGGGGCTTTTTATTGGAGAAACGTCATGTTTGATGTGGTGTTCGAACGTCTCATGCCCCACGAAGGTGGCTTTCAATGTGACCCCAAAGATCGTGGCAACTGGACTGGAGGACGTGTCGGCGTTGGTGAGCTTAAGGGCACCAATCGTGGTATTGCCGCAATGACTTACCCACATCTTGATATCAAAAACCTCTCTTACGAGCAGGTGAAGGCGATTTACTTCGAGGATTGGTGGCAAGCACTCGGTATGGCGCGTTTTCGTCCGGCGATGCAATACCAACTCTTTGATGCTGCGGTGCAGCATGGTTGGCATCGTGCCGTAAAAATGCTGCAAAACGCAGTGGGTGAAAAGCCTGACGGCATTATCGGTCCGAAGACGCTTTTAGCGACACAAACGATGGATCTCAATGATTTATTGATGCGCTACATCGCCTATCGCATCACGTTTTACACCAAAGTTTCGACCTTCAACGAATACGGACGAGGGTGGATGCGCCGAGTCGCACAGTGCTTGCTGTTCGCCGCAGTGGATAATGATCTTTAAGGGGAACTTATGGATAAGCTAGGTCTTATTTTGAAAAGCCGCAAAGTGATCCGAGCGTTGGTGGCGTTATTGGCGGCACTGATGCTGTCATTAGGCTACCAGATATCGCCGGAGTTTCAGTCGCTGGTGTCACAGGCGGTGTGTGAAGTGATGGAATGTATCGAGTAACACCATGAACGAGTGGTTATCCCTTTTGATGAGGCTAGTGAATGCGATTTTGGATTCGATTAATCGGTCGCGTAAACAAGCGGCAACCGATTCTCCTAGTGAGCATATTGCTAATGGTGGTCTCGTGCAGCGCAGTGAGAAAACCTTCGCCGATGTGGCCAACCAACCTGACCGTGATTGAGCTCGCTGATGGCGGACTTTGCCTTGACCGAGCTTCGGCAGAAAAGCTTGCCGCTTTTAAAGCGGAATTAGAGTCGTTGTAAGCGGGAGTATTGATGAAAAGTATCGCGCATGAACTTACGGTATTGGTGGATAAATCCAAGCCGTTTCGTTCGTTATTGGTAAAAGCTGAGGTGGGTGGCTCCGTCGAACTGCAATATGAGCTTGATGGTGAGCGGATCACCGCACAAACCTTCACTGCGACAGGTCACTATGAGCTGGTGATCTTGCGTAGCGGATACCTTGTTCCAAATAATGCCCACTTTTCCTTGGTGTAAGCATGGTCGACCAACAGCCACTTTGGGTACGCCGAGTATTGGTGAGCCGCGAACGCTACGCCCCATATTTTGATGGTTTAACGCAATATGCCGTATTGGATAAACCTATGGTTTTCACTGGTGATTTTGATATTTCCATTGAGGCCGAAGGGTTAAGAAACGACAGTTTTCAAGCGCTCTTTTCTGGAGAGACGGTCGATAATTTCTTTCGATTACTTCAAGGTGGCAGTGGGATCCAGTGCTATATCGGTGGCGCAATTGTCTCTTGGTTGACCAATCAGTTTGATGCGTCTCAGCCTCATCATTACCGGCTGAAACGGGTGGGGTCAGTAGCCTCCATTGGGGTTGATGGCGAATGGAAAGTCAGCCGTGAAGGTATTCAAACGCCGCTCACCGTCACTCGTATGATGCGCTCTTGGACCACTTCACTTTTCACAAGAGGGCAGATCCGCGAGCTCATCATTCAAGGGGCTGTGTATCCCTTGGATCAGAAAGAGAGTGCCATTCAAAAAAGCCAGCCAGATAACGGCAATTCGCTGACCATTATCAACCATACCAAAGCGATGTGGAGACGGGTGTGAGCCTCTATCAGATGTATGCTTTTCTTTCGCTGCCCGAGTGGCAAATGCGTTTTATATCCCGATTTCCTGATGCGGTTGAGGTTCAGGGCTATAAGCTGGCGGTGTTTTTGAATACAGAAAAGGAGGTGCTGATGCGTCAGGCGAGCCAAGTAGTCGAACTGGAAGCGAGCGCCATTATCACAGCACTGGCCACACAAAATCACGCCTGCATGATCTGTGATTACGCTGCCGCCATGAAGGTTTGCCAGCATTTCGAGTCCAGCGATCAATAGTCCCCATGAGTATTCAGTGCCGAGCCTAGTGCTCGGCTTTGTTGTTTTTGTCGCTAAGCGTTTTTTCGAGAGCGTTTAACCGCACAGACAGCGATACGTCTAATCAAAGGAGTCACCATGAATACCCATCAAGACACGATTGCCGTCACTGGTAATGAAACATTGGAAGAGCTGGAAGCTTTGCTGGAATCGATGGAAGCGGAAGAAAGTCGCCCAACTGTCGAGAAGGAACAAGGCGCTGACGAGCACCTTGCTCCCTCTTCACAATCGCAAAGCGTGGAAGGTTTAGACGGCGATACCGATGCAGCCTCGCCAACTGCAGAGCCTAACGCAAAGCCAGACGGTATTCTTGCCAAAGACCAAAAGCACATTATCCCGATGGAGGTGCTCGAGCGAGAGCGGCAAGAAAAAGCTCAGCTTCGCCAAGAGCTTGAAGAGTTAAAAGCGCATTCAGCGCAGCTTGAAAAAGCGCAGCGCATGATTGATGTGCGTAATAAACAACTCGAGGAATTGGGCGTTGCGCCGGCTGACTTACCTGAAGATGTCACCATTGATGAAAAAAAACTTGCTGCGTTACAGGAGGATTACCCCGAGCTTGCCCCTTTCTTTTTGGCTATGAATAACAAAATTGAGGCGTTGGTTTCCAGTGGCACGGTGGCGGCCTCGACCACACCACCGGAGACTGAAAGCGCCGCACCAGTCGACAACGCTGAGTTGACGACGGCGCTACAAGCAAACGCGGATTTGCAGTCGTGGATGAGTGAAGGTGGGGCGCGTTGGAATGCCGCGCAGCAAATTGATGACCATTTGGCTTCAAGTTCTGAATGGGCGAATCGAAGCTACGCCGAGCGATTTGAAGAGGTCAGTAAGCGGGTACGACTGGCGTTTGGTGATGAACCTAAATTGTCAGCCCAAGAGGCTCTGAGCGCGGCGCAAGAAGCAAGCCGTAAAGCGAAAAACGCTTTGCCTGCATCACCGAGTGAGCTTGGCAATACTCATCGCACGGGGGATTCCGATCTGATGAACCGGGTACAGAGTGCTAATCACGAAGAGTTGGGTAAATTGTTTGACTCTCTCAGTGAAGCGCAAATCGAGCAACTGCTTTATAACGCTGGATTCTAAACCCGTTTTTCAAACACTAAGCCTCAGCTGACACGCTGGGGCTTTTTTATTGGAGTGAAAGTATGACAACCATTACTGACGGCGTGAAGTTACAGGAAACGGCGCTGTTCAAAGCGACCCTGCGCAATCGCTCGTTTACCAATATGTTGACCGAAGATGCGCCGCAGAGTGTGACCAGTAATAAAAAAGGCAATGAGCAAACCTCACCTCATGCTCCGATTGTCCGCTGCGCCGACTTAAGTAAATCGGCAGGGGATGAGGTAGAAATGCAGATTGTGCATGGTTTGACGAAAAAACCGACCATGGGCGATCGCCGAATTGCCGGACGAGGTGAAAGTTTAGAGTTCGCGGACTTCTCACTGAAAATCAACCAAGGCCGCCATCAAGTGGATTCTGGCGGTAAGATGACGCAGCAAAAGACTCGCCATCCACTGCGTAAACTCACTCGAGCTTTACTGCCGGATTACGTGAATACGCTGCAAGATCAGGTTACGACAGTGCACCTTGCCGGAGCGCGGGGGGATTATGCGACCGATGACATCATTGTGCCTTTAGAAAGTGATACTGAGTTTGCCGAGATCATGGTCAATGATGTCTTGCCGCCAACGTATGATCGCCACTTCTTTGGGGGCGATGCGACCTCCTTTGAAGGGCTCGATGCGGCGGATATTTTCTCGATTGAAACACTGGATAATATTGGTCTCTATCTTGAAGAGATGCCACATCCACTACAACCAATCCGTTTTAATGACGACAAGATGGCGGGCGATGAGCCCTTCTATTTACTGAGTGTTACCCCACGTCAATGGAGTGACTTCTATACCTCAACCTCAGGTAAAGATTGGCAAAACCTCACTGCGAATGCGATTTCCCGATCGCGTAACTTTAATCATCCGGTGTTTCGTGGCGACTGTCTGATGCGGGGCAATATCTTGGTGCGCAAATACAAAGGTATGCCGATCCGTTTTAATCCTGGTTCTGTTGTCTCGATTTCCAATAACGATAAAGCAGCCAGTGTGCGTCAAGTCAATGCGGCCACCACCATAGATCGCGCCATGTTACTCGGCGGGCAGGCGTTGGCATACGCGTGGGGAAAAACGCAAGGTGGCCAATCCTTCCGTTATCACGAAGAAGATGTGGATGCGGGTAACCGTACCGAAGTCACGGTGTATTGGATGAATGGCTCCAAGAAAATTCGCTTTAAAGACAAAACGGGGCGCGTGAACGATCACGGGGTGATTGCGCTCGATACGGCTGTGAACCTGTAGTGGAGAAAACGTGAATGACTCATCGACAAAGTGAAACTTTTAACAACCGTGTCTACGTTGGGGCGCACGGCAATTTATCGCTTGAAGAAGGAAAACTCAGTGCCAAAAACACGCCTATCGACACGGTATTCGCTGTCTTGGAGCTGCCGATTGGTTTAAAGCTGACGGGGGTACGTCTGGTGACCAATGGGCTTGGAGCCTCGGTCAGCGTCGATATCAAAGTCAACGATATCGCCCTAGCGCTTGGGGAAGCGGTCGCCAATAAAGTCGCCAAGCAGATCCCGATCAAGCCCGTGTACCTCAAAGAAAAGGGCATCCTGAACGTCACCATTAAAGGTGGTGTCGCCACAGGCGAGCTTCTCATCTTGCCGGAGTACGTCAACGTTGGGTATTAAGCCCAGCCACTGTAGAGAGGGAGGCAAGGAGCCTCCTTTGATTTTTGGGAGAGAGTGATGACGCATAAAATTGCTGTGGTCTATATCGGGCCTAAGCCAAAGAAAAAAGACACGGTCGCTGGCTCTAGGCTGGTGTTTCCGCGCCATAAGCCGGTCTTAGTTGAACAAGATTTGGCTTATCAGCTACTGGATTTTCCGAGCGTATGGATAACGGAAGAGGAGTTAGAGGGTCATCTGAAGCTTCTTGATGAAAAGGCCCAAGCGATGGCTCATCAAAGGGCAGCGCAAGAAGCAATGCAGGAGGCAGAAGAAAAAGCGGCTTCCATGGTTGTCATGCTAAATGGTGAGGAGTTGGATCTCGATAAGCTCAACTCAGCCAAGTTAAAGACGCTGATCGCTGCTAATGAGCTAGATATTGCCCCCAAAGGCGCGCAGGAAGAGGTGACAGAGTTTCGAGTACGAGTGCGCGATTATCTGCGTCGCATGAGTGAAGAGAGTGAACCGGCAAACCTCGCGGAGTGATTATGGAAACCGTCGCTATCGAACAGTTTGTGCCTACCCTTCGGCAATTGGTCAATGTCGCACTTGCGCCATTACTGCACAGTGCTTTGCTGCAAGCTGGGCAAGAGTTTTGCCGAGAAAGTGGTCTTGTGCGTTACACGAGAACAATCGACAGGGTTAGTGTGCACCAAGTGGTCGCGATTGTGGGTAGCTCTGAGTTGAATTTACCGAGTGTTGGTCGGTACACCACCGCTGAGTTGATGGCGGTGGTGGATGATAAAGGCTCGGCATTAATCAAAGGTATTGATTATCTGCAAACCAGTCGTGATGAGCTGCGCTTTCTAAGGGAAGGGGAAGATCTTTTCATCCACTGTGCGATAGAGCCGCAACGTGACTCACAGACCTTACCCAAAGTGCTTTGGGATGAGTATGGCCAAGCGATCTGTTATGGCGCAGCCCATTGTCTGATGTTGCAACCCGATAGTGATTGGCACAATCCATCGCTGGGTCGTGAGTATCGAACGTGGTTTGTTGAGGCGATCCGCTGCGCTAAGCGTTTTGGCTTAGAAACGGGGCAACAACAGGTCTTTACCAATCCGGTACGTCAACGGGAGTTCTTCTGATGAGCGTCACCATTAAAGGGCTTATTGATCGCGTTGCGCGCGATCTCATCGATGTTCGACATGTGCGCTGGTCGCGCCCTGAGTTGATGGACTTTGTGAATGATGCCATTTCAGCCATGGTGATTCGCCGGCCTGATTTATCTCGAACAACGGCGATGATCGAATCAAGTTCTTATCAGGTCAGTCTACCGGCGGATGCCTATCAAATTTTGGCGGTCAACCACATCAATCAACAGGCGGCGCAGTTTGTGAATATTCATAAACTCAATCAACTCTATCCAGAGTGGCGTAAAACCGCAGGGGTACCTGTTTGTTGGACGCGTAATGAGCTTGATGAAACCACCCTGTTTTTATACCCGTCGCCTCAAGCACCAGTCAATGTAGAGCTGGTTTATTCACGCACGTTACAAGTGGCGAGCGAAAGCGATGTCTTTCCACTGCCTGAGATCTATTTAGGGGTAGTGTCGGATTTTGTGATGTACCGAGCCTATAACAAAGATTCGCAAAATCCTGCAGAAGGCCAAAAGGCTCAGTTGCATTTACAAGCCTTTGCTACCGCGTTGGGCGATAAGACGGCCACCGATAATGCTAAGGCTCAGATGATCCAGAGCAGTGAAGGGGCACGTTAATGAGTTCGCCGTCGATGAAAGCACTGGTGAAAACGATTGATGCGCTCGAGAAATCCACCGCAGAGCTGGTGGATCTATACACTCAAGCGCTCTTTGGTGTGGATTCGAGTGCCCATGTGCTCAGTAGTAACGTCAACGCGAAAGCGCTGCAAGTGGCTGAGAATGCGCTCACCACGACGGCGAAAGCAAGAGAAGCGGCGCTATCGGCGCACATTGCCACCGAACAAGCCTCTCGCTCTGCGCTGCATGCCGACCGCTCTGAAGCGGCGACGCAGATTGCGGTGATTCATGTTTCGCATTTAAAAGCGCTGCCGACCTATGAGCTGACTGACGGGAAACAGTTTTCTGTCGCGGGGTTTTACGCGGGGAGTTATGCCGGCGGCGGCTTCTTTGTGTTCGATAGTGAGCGAGATTTCTCGGAGCATAATGGCGCAGAGGTCATAGCACTGGATGCACTAAAAGCTTGGGATGGCGAAGAGCAGACGGTAAACACATTTTTAAGTTGGTCGGGTGTGGGGCAAGGTTGCTTTGTGCAAATCGGTACGCAAACGCTGTATGCCAGCCAGTTTGTGACAGATCCCAATGATCCCGTCTCGGTCTATCGAGGACTCGATAGGCTCAATAAGCAGGTGACCCACGGCTCAATCATTTATTTGGATAGGCCGATGGTTGCGCCGAGTTCTGCACTCATCATCGACAAAAATCAGGTCAAAGTGATTGGTGGAGCCCTGACTCGAACGTCTGGCGCGACCGAATACCCATTTTGGGTTGGTCGCGCAGATACCCAAGTCGACGGAGTCACTTTTATTGGTCTTTCCTTGACAGGTGAGCGAGAGGACAGCAATCCGCAGTGGGGCAAGCAAGGGGTATATATTCGTCGGGCCACCAATACGGCGTTTATCGGCTGTCAGTTTAAAAAAGTAGGGGATGCCGCAATTCGACTGGCCGCGTCTCTCTCTAGCCATACGGTGGAGGGCGCTTTAGAGTCGCGAACCGATGGGGTTCAGTTGATTGGTTGCGTCTTTGAAGATTGTACGCAGGTAACCACCAATAACACGGGAGCACAGAGTGTGATTTTCAGTGGCTGTGTGCTGCGGCGCATTGGCTCGGTGAAGTTCACCCAAAGAAATTTGGTCAAAGGCAAACCCAGTCTGCTGATTGGCTGCTTATTTGATGATGTATCAAAAATTGTCGAGGTACAGGGTGGGGCAATGTAGAGATAGTCAACTGCTCTGGGACAGCAGAAATGCTGATTGCCGCTTACCCAAACGCTTCCACCTTTGTGACGGGACAACCTATTCCTTACGGCAATATCCAAATTCGCGGGGGCAGTTTTGTATTGAGCTGCCCCTCTGGGAACGCCTGTTATCTGGAAACCCTCGACTCTCCCAGTGGGCAAAGAGTGGTTAACTACGGCTCAGTAGCCATTTTAGGTGCGAAGCTCACGTCGTTAAATCCTCAAGCTCGATTGCTGCGTGCGCACGCCAATCCTTCGGTCACGGCCTCAATGCATCCCAATATTCGCGTGGATGGATGCCAACTGAGTAACTTTCTTGGTGATGGATTGGTCAGTGTGAGTCACAGCGTGGTAGATGAGTGGTCGCTAGAGATAGCGAATAACCAGTGGGATGAGGTGAATCGTGTGTTGGTGGCCGAATTGAGAAGCGGTGGAGCTTGGTCCATCGATCTCTCCAATAACCGCGGCAAAGTTCGTCTAGGGTCCCACAGTATCGCTCGTGCAGCTTTGGGGCGATTACTCAAAGTTCATCGTAATCGCTTGGAATGCAGCTCGAATGAGGGCAACAGTTTTGCCTTCTTTGATATGGCGTTCTTCGCGTTTGCCTTGGAATTGACCGAAAACGAGCTAGATGTTTCCCAGTATTGGCGACCTGTTTGCGCCTCATTTGCCCAGCCCAGTACTTCGGGATGCACCCTGAAAATGGGGGGTAATAAGCTTTATCTACCTGCCTTGGGGGCAGAAGGTACGCTGCCAAGACCTGTGTATGTCAGTGCTGGTACGGGGATAGGTTGGCAGGGCGTTTTACAATGTTACCCAAGTTATGTGTTTGGAGAGGGGCGCAAACTCAGGGCGGAAACGGCCAGTGGCCTCAGTTTTTCGGTGATTGAATTTGAGTACCTCTGGGTGGGTAAAGAGTCGAGCCGCCGATTACTGAAAAGAGTCTTTGCGGAAAACATCGCAGGCGTCAGTGGTGCTTGGCGAGTTGTTGAGGTGTACAGCGATGGCGTGGTGAGAAGCCATGGACGGCACCAAAACCAAACCGCCAATGATTTTAACCTTTACTTTCCCTTTTCTGGGTCGACTTTACTGGCTGAGCCATTCGCGCCGCAGATCATCCCTGAAGAGCCTTGCTTACCTTATTTTGTGCAGCCGATCAGTAATGGGTTGGTGGTCAGATTTATGAATTTAGCGGGTCAAGGCGTTTCGCCATGGTTTCGTTATTCGGTGGAATACAAGGTGAGTCTGAATGAGCTGGCGAACTGGACTGGCGGCAGTTAATGCAGAAAGAGAGATTGAGCCATTTTTCGATGCGGTCTCTGGCCGCAGGGTTTGTTTTTTTAAGGGGAGCGTATGCGTATTGAGATCTCGACAATGAAAGGTGAAATACCTCGCCTTGAGTCTCATTTGTTGCCAAACGAAGCGGCTTCTCTGGCGTTTGACTGCACTTATGAGCGTGGCGTGGTTGCGCCGATGCGCTCAGATCAAGAGCATGGCACCTTGGCGACTCTGTCACCAGTCACGCTGTTTTATTATGCACACTCACATTGGTTTACCTTCACTCAACGCGTGAGTGTGATTGCTAATCCGATGGCGCAAGATGCTTATCAACGAGTCTATTGGACAGGGCAAGGTAAACCCAAGGTGACCGCACAAGATATTGCGGTTACACAAGGTCAAATGCCAGCCGCGTGGTATGACTTAGGTGTGCCAAGACCTATGGGTAAGCCCGTTGTGATTAAGGTCGATGCGACGACCGGCGACAATCCCCCTGAGGGCGAGTTACCCGCCTACGATGATGAAGATAGGCTCTACATTCAAACCTACGTGACACGCTTTGGAGAAGAAGGGGCACCGGGTTTGCCGAGTCTCCCCGTATTGATTGAGAAACCTGGCTCGACGGTGACGGTGCAACTCGCGCCAATATCTGTCAACACACACAATATCACGCACACTCGCTTGTATCGTTCGGTATCTGCAAGCGGAGTTGGGGATTATTTACTGGTCGCTGAGCTTCCCATCAGCCAAACCGAGTACTTAGATTCGGCACGCAAGGTCAATGGACCACCGCTTGAAACATGGGACTACGATATGCCCGATGCCAATATGCAGGGACTGTGCACAATGGCGAATGGCATCTGCGCCGGCTTTGCGGGTAACGAGGTGATGTTCTCTGAAGCCTATTTGCCCTATGCGTGGAGTAAGAGTCATCGTGGTGTTACGGATGACGATATTGTGGCCATCGCTCCGATTGAAACGTCACTGGTTGTGGTCACTAAAGGCAAACCGTACCTCTTTTCTGGTGTCACACCGAGTATGGTTACCAGCATGCGCCTTAATGTTGAGCAAGCGTGTGTGAGTGCCCCCTCCTTGGTCGTTATAAACGGGATGGCGATGTATGCCTCGCAGGATGGCCTAGTCGCGATTTCGGGAACGAGTGCGACTGTCATCACCGAAGGCATTATGGATAGAGAGAGTTGGCAGAATTTCATGCCAACGACGATCAAAGCGTGGGTTGCTGAAGGTCAATATATTGCTCAATACCAAGGCGGAGCGTTTATTTTTGACCCGACTACGCACAGCCTGACACGTTTATCGAATACTTGGGATAGTGCATTTCACTACTTGCATGACGATACGTTGTTCATTGCCAAGGGCAATACGCTTAACGCTTGGCAACGAGGTCATCAACCGGTCGCCATGACATGGCAAACCAAAGCTTTTCTTATTCCTCAGCACGCCTTTTTGACTTGCGCTCGCCTTGAAGCGAAAGCGCCTGAACGTTTAAGGGTAACGGTTATCGTCGATGGTGAGGCGATTTTCAAGCTGGAACAGGGCGAGCTCACTCACGCGCCATTTCGGTTGCCCGCAGTACGCGGTAGCCGATGGCAAATCAAGGTAGAAGGGACCAGTCAGGTCGAGCGGATTGTCATGGCAGATAGCCTCTCGGAGTTGTACTGATGGCAAAGCGATCGCCTTTTCGGGCAGGACGTTCACTGGAGGCGTTGTACGAAAACGTCGAAATTTTAACTGGGCAACGTGGCGATGGTCGTTACCGAGCGGTGACCGAAAAAGAGGTGGTTACGCTCAATGCGAAAAACGCGCAATCGAATGTGAATCAAAGCAGCGAATCTTCATCGAGTTTGGTTCAAGTTCCGCATGCACCTCACCATGTGCAAGCCTTTGGTGGGTTTACTGCCATCTTAGTACAATGGGATACGCCACAATTTAGAGGATTTGCATACGCTGAAGTATGGCGGGCAAATCACAATGACTTTTCTCAAGCCGTAGTCGTGGCGACAACGCCGGCTAATGTGTTTTCTGATGTGGTCAACGCAGGGAGTCGATTCTATTACTGGGTTCGCTTCATCAATACGAAGAATTTTACGGGACCTTACCATGGCGTAAACGGGATACTGGGTGAAACCTCGCAAAACATTGGTCAAGTGATTGATGAGCTGGCCGAGCAGCTAAAACAATCCGAGCTTATTCAACTCTTGCAACAAGAGATAAGCGCTAAAGCGCCACAGACTTTGCTGGAACAACTGGATAGTGAGCTGGCGGCTTCTGGAGAGCTGATCGCGCAAATCCAGCGCCAATTGAAAAGTGCGACAGAAACCTTCGCGGCTCAAGTGACTCAGCTTCATGCATCTTCACTGGCAAGAGATGAGGCGCAAGCCGTGTTGAATGAAGCGAAACTTCTTGATGTCTCGACGGTGTTTGCAAATGCAGATCAAGCATTAGCCGAGCGAGTGAATACGGTTGAGGCCACCGCAGGTAACGCCAAGGCCGCCGCGCAAACCAATGCCCAAGCGATAGCGACCATCAATCAAGATGGGAGCGTGGCATTTAAGGCAATGTGGGGGGCGAAAGCGCAAGCGGGCGAGATTAGCGCTGGGATTGGTTTGATTGCGAAGAGCGATGGCACCAGCCAAGTGGCAGTCAGTGCCAGTCAATTCTTTGTCTACGATCCCAATCGGCCCGGAACCTTAGTGCCGACGTTCGCGATTGATAATGGCGCAGTCGTGATCCCCAAAGCGATCATTGAAAAAGCGACTATTCAGATCCTGCAAGCACAAACCATTGTGGCCGATGAAGTGAAGGTGGGAATCGAAATCGCTTCGCCTGTTATTCATACCGGTCAATTGCGAGGTGGTGACGCAGGATTCGGTGCGGGTGGTCCTTATAACGGCTATCACACCTTTATTCACTCAAACGGCCTCTTACAAACCAACAATTTACAGGCCAATAATGGTTATTTTCGTGGCAACATCGAAGGGACCACCATTAATGGTGGTGTGATCAAAGGGGCGACAATTATCGCCAGCACCTTCTATCAATCGGTAGTGCTCTATACCACATTTGGGGATAACGCGACGACCAGCCTGTCTTACCCTTCTGCGTTAGGGGGCGGGTTAGTGGTCACCTCTGAATCGGTTCGTGTGACCTTGCCGGAAACAAGCTACTACAGTGATGGCGCGACCGCTCCGGTGGATTTTTTCCCAGCAGGGGATGTGTCCATTAACACCATGAACCGAGCACGTTACCGCACTATTCCAGATGGAGTATTTAACTTTACGGTGAGGCGGCCAAGAGTGGGGGGCTCTGGTTTTTTACAAATCTTTGTACAGGCCATTAATCTCAGTGGTGGAGTCGTTGCCGAGGCAAGGATTGTCGGAACCGATACCGCCAATGCGGTAGGTACAACCGTAAATGTGGCTGGGGTGAGTTTTGCGCTGACTTATTACCGAGGAGGAAGCAGCGGTTATGCTGTCGAAGAGGCGCACATTGCGAGTCGTCGTTCGCTGTTGGGTTCGGGCTGGACTTACTCTGCTTCTCAATCTTTACGCTTTCGGCTGCGTTTAACATCGCTGCACGATGGTGCGGTGATCGTCAACATGTCGGCCTCTATCAATAATAGTATTGACCCAAGGTGATGGCATGATGGTGACAACTGAAAAAGAGCCATATCGCTTTTACTTCCAAGGCGAAGTGACCGACTGGCACACGTTCAAGGCGGCTTATGATGCCGGAAACATCTCCGATGAACTTTATTATGAGCGATTGGCACTGCGGCAAACGTGGCTTGACGGTCATGAGGTCAATGAAAGGGCTTGGGCGCGCGCTGAACTTGCGGCTACCGATTTTATGGAGTTGCCAACGGCGACCTATCAAGGAGAGCGGTTAGTGACATCGGCAAAACTTGCTGAAATGTTGGCCTATCGCGAAGCGGTGCGACGTTACGATTTACGTGAAGAGTCTCGCCCATTGAGACCAACATGGTTTGTCGATGAGTCTTTATAAACTGTCTTACGAATCGTGGCGATCTCGAGTATTGCCGTTGATGGAACAGACCGAGGAGCGCAACCAGCACTGGTTCGCCAAACAAGTGGATGAAGCCCTACTCGATGGTAGGGCTTCGCTGTTTTTGGTGGAGGAGGGATTCTTCGTCCTTGAGCCCAGTTTGGACAATGGTGAAATGCAGGTATGGGTACTGTTTGCTTGGAGCCATCAAAAAGGTGCGCTTAAGCGCCATTTAGCGACAGTAGAGCAGTTAGCTAAGCGGATAAAGGCCAAGAGGTTACTGCTGAATACTGCCGTGAAAGCTTTGCAAGTAAGCCTAATTGACGGTGGGTTTTGTCGTATCGAAACCGGTGATGTTGAGACTTGGTGCAAGGAGATCTAATGGGTGGGAAAAAAGATGGCCGCGTTCAGGAAACCGCGGCGGAAATCGCCGCTTCCCAAGTTGCGGTGAAAGAGTGGAACTTATACAACACAGAGCTCAAAGCGTTTGAAGATATCTTCGTACGGCGAGTGAACAACCTTAACTCTGAGGCCAATATGGCCGACGTGAAACAGGCGGCAGATTTAAATTATCAAAGCGAGTACGGCAAAGCGCGAGAGGCGGCCACTGAGAATCTTGTGGCCTCCGGTGTTGATCCGAGCTCCGGAACATTTAAAGCAACGTTAAGCCGTTTGGCGACAGACCAAACTCTCGCTCAGGGCGATACCGTAAACCGCGCTCAAGTCAATGAGCAGGACAAGTATGTGGTGGGTAGGCAAGATATCGTCGCTCTCGGTGCTGGTCAGAAAGCCGAAGGCTTGGCTGGTATGGAAGAGACCGCGCGGCTCTCTTTGAAAAAAGCCACAAGCGATGCCGCCACAGCGTTTAACCGACGTAGCGCGAATGCTCAGGCAGTAGGGACGTTAGCGGGGATTGGAACCAGTATGTACATGAATCGTGCCAAGCCAGATATGAACTTTATAAACGTCGATACTAAGACGCTGAAAGGTCAAGCGGGCATGGATCAGAACTTTGTACTCAACAGAGGGTAAGCGATGAGCGTTAATGTTTCAGGTTCGGCGGCCAATAACTATGCCAATATCACTCATGCCATGTATCAAGACTGGTTAGAGCGATTTTATCCGCAGCAAAAACAGCTTTTAGAGCAAACACAAAATGGCGAGTTACTGACACAGCAACTTGGCCGCGTGGGAGCCAATTTTTCGAGCGCGCAACAGAGTGCGCGGCTTGCGAATGTTAACCAAATGGCACGTTTTGGAGTTGGGGTAGATACCAATTCTAACGATGACGCCAAGCTCTCTCTGGCACAGGTTACGGCCAAGAACAGTTTGCGTGAGAACGAGCAAGAGCGTGCGATGAGCGTGCTCAGTGGTGGCGCAAAGGGGAAATTATCACAGCTTAAAGTGGGGTAATCATGGCATACAGTTTATTGAATTTAGGTGCAGATACCCGCAAACGTGCATTGGCAGGGATGCAAGAATCGGCGCAACGTGAAGAGCAGCGTAATCAAACCAATCAAAGCCTCAAAGACGCGCAGCGTACCAAGCGTTTATCCAGTGTCACCACGGGGGCTGGCATGGGCATGATGGCGGGCATGCAAGCGGGTAGTGTGGGTGGACCCATGGGCGCTGCGATGGGTGCGGCAGCAGGTTTGATTCTAGGGGAGCTTTTCTAATGCAGTTAGATACACGCAGCGCTATTGATGGTGCAATCCGCGGATTTCAGGTCGCAGAAGGTTACTACCAGCGCAAAGCGGATAATGAACGCCAAGCGAAATTGGATGAGCGTAACGAGGCTCGCTATCAAGATGAGCGGTCTAGACTCTCTCAGATTGAAGCCAAGAACGAGCAACGTTATCAAGACGAGAAGGCTTTTCGTCAGGCTGAAACGGAAAAAGCCGATAAACGTTATCAAGATAGCCTTAAACGAGAAAATGAGGATCGCATCCGGCGTGATCGACTACTTGATGTACAGGTTGATGCGCAGAAAAGTGCAAAAGCATTGAGCCAATACCAGCTCAATCAGCAAAAGAAAATGGCTTACATGCAGGAGAATTTGCCGCTAATTCAATCTGGCCTCAAACGTTACATGGAAACCGGAGAACTTGATCCCTTGTTTGAGCAGGAACACATTAAGGGCAGTGCTTACGACCCGCGCCGTTATACACCTCGTGTGGTACAGGCGGCCTTTGATATCGAATCGACTATGCCTAAAGTGCTTGATGGCTCTATTTCTTACCAAGACTCACAATTCACCAAATCGATGGGCGTGTTGCTTGAGCGTAATGTTAAGCAAGGGATTGGCGATAAAGATCCTGAATCGGGTAAGGTGATTAAGGATAAAGAGTATCTGCGTCATGATTTTTTTGCCGATATTGACCCAAATCGCGAAGGCGATCAGCCGGGCGTGGTGGTCGGTTTGAAAGTCACTTATGAGGATGGCACGACTAAAACCGCGCCAGTAACCGAAAGCCGTTTGGCAGGTAGCCAAGAGGCCGTAAAAGTGATCCCGCTCGATGCGTTAATGAAAGACGTAACAGGCCAAATCCATATGGCTAAGCAGTTTTTTACCAACGAGCACTATGCCAACCTTTTCAATGTGGCAGAGACAAAATCACGCACTGAAATGGATAAGCAGTGGCGAGAGGCGGTGACTGAGCTTGAAAAAGACCGTACTGCAGCGCTGAATGACTTGTTGGAACCCACCCCAGAGCAAATTTCCGTGGTTAATTCTCGCTTTGATGAAAGAAAATCGATGATTAATCAAGTGTATGGACGATTAGGTGACAATCAATCCAATCGTGAGGTCGGATCAAATGCCGCACAGGGATGGGCAGGCGAAGACCCACAAAAGCGCCAATTCATCAATGAGCTCAGTCAATCCATGAATCTCGCAGAACTGACACCCGAAGCGTTGGAGCATAACTATCAGCGAGTTCTGACAATAAAGGCGAATCACGAAGCCGAATTGAAGAAGCAGCAACAGTTAGAACGATTACGCCAAAGCCAGCAATCTCAAAAAATTTATGAGGATTCAGGGGTATACGGTGCTGCTCAGCCAACCGACAATAGAGATGCGATGAAGTATGGCAGCCACAGTCTACTGAACCGCCATGAGTGGAATACTACGCCGAATGGAGAGTTGAAGTTTTAG